ACTAATCACAGAAGATGAATTAGGTATCAAATAATGTCAGAAAGAACAGAAGAACTTCAAGAAAAAATTGAAGAGTTTGATGATGCTGATGACATTATGATGAAAATCATGGAGGTATTCACTCAAACAGAAATAGTTCCTGATGCAGGTAACTATTACACTTTCATATACAATGCTAAAACTCCTGGCGTATTTGATGAGTTCCCTTTAGTTGCTGTTACTTTTGTAGATAGATGGGGATTCCAAGGACTTAACTTTCATTGGGGATCATCAAGAAACTATACATGGAGAGAAATTGTGGGAAACCTACATGTCATACAGAATGATGAGATAGATTATATGCGTTCATTATCTTATGCAAACTTTAAGACTAAATAACTAAAAATAGAGGGTCGATGTCAGAATCATTTTCAGAATATAGAAGAGGAGAATTATTCAAACAAAGAATGATGGATAAAGACGGTGATATAAACACTCTTGTAGGTGATTTAAAGAAAAATGAATATAGTATAGAAGATTCTTCTAGTTTTACTTTTGCAAAACTTTCTGGGGCAAACTGGGATGCAGTAGATCCCCTTTATGTAAATAAAATATTAGACAATAATAAGGTTTTTAATGCATCTCTATTGACTGCACAAGATAATCTTGATTCTCAGGATCAAAAAACATTTGGAGAATATGTAGAACTAGCAAAAAATATTGAGAAAAACGATCCAAACTTTTTTAAAGACTTAACCTTAACAACATCACCACTTACTGCTGCTGATTTAGGAGGAGGTAGTGTATCTGTTCCTAAAGATCCAGAGGGATTTTTTATTGGAAGATATCCTATCAATCAGAAAGAAACTGATAACTTTGATTTCCTTAAAATAACTTGTTATGATTATGAACCAGGTCTTTTTAGTGGGGGTGAACAATTTTTTAAAATAGATGATATAGATAAAAGAGTTAAAAAAAGAAAGGGTGTAGTAAGTCTACCTATGCAACCAGGAATTTCTGAATCAAATAGTGTTGGATGGGGAGAGAATGAGATAAATCCTCTTCAATTAGCAGGAGCAGGAGTAGCAGGAGCAGCTATGAGTGGAATATCTAACTTTCTTACAGGTGACACAGATAAAGAAGGAGCAGCTTTCTTTGGAAAACTTGGTGCTACAGCTCAACAAGCTTTATCAGATATTAATCCAAATTTAATAAAAAGTTTTTTTGCTGGACAAGCAGTGGGTGCAAATATCATAGGAAGAGGAACAGGTCTAACAATAAACAATAATCTAGAAGTGTTATTTAATGGTCCACAGTTAAGAACATTCTCCTATAACTATAGATTTACACCCAGAGAACCAAAGGAAGCAGATAAAATAAAACAAATCATTAGATTCTTTAAGAAATCTATGGCTCCTAAAAGATCTAACAGTAGAATCTTCTTAAAAAGTCCAGATGTTTTTAAACTTAAGTATACATTTAAGAATGGAGACTCTCACCCATTCTTAAATAATATAAAGATATGTGCTTTGAGTGGTTTTACTGTTGACTATACTCCAGATGGTTCCTATAGCACCTATGAAGAT